AGGCTGAACCAGCCGGCGATGCTGTCGAGCTGCGCGACATAGGTCTCGGTCCCGGTCAGCAGCAGGGTCATATGAACACCACCTCGGGCAACATCAACGCGCGCCGGATGACGGCTGGCGGCAGGGCATTGTCACCCTTGATCAGACTGCCGAACGCCTGGACGGCGGTACGCTTCTTGCTCCACGCTTCGACAGGGCTGACGATGGTGGCCGTGTCCTCCCACGGTACGTCGGGGTCGTCCGGCACCGCCCAGTGCCACATCCACACCGGGTATTCGATGAAGTAGCAGTCGGCATTGGTGGCGGCCCACATCGCCGCCTCGCCGACCGCCGCGTGGTCGGGGTTGCCGTCGCCGCGCCACGGAGCGGCCAGCCAGTCACCGGGGTCCAGCATCTCCACCAGCCGCTCACCCAGCTCACGCGCGTGCCAGACCAACTGGCCCTCCGGTAGTCCGATAAACAGCGGCGGCTCGGTCCCCAGGATCGAACACGCCTGCGTCAACTCGGGACGCCGGTCGGTGGGGCTGTCGGTGGCGCAGACGACCTGGGCGTGCTCGGCCAGCATTGCCATTGCGGCGCCCAGACACAGGGTCTCATCGCCGGTATGCGCACTCACGACAAGCAGGGTGTTGCAGCCCTCGATGTCCAGCTCCGGGGACTGGTTACCCCAGGCCAGCCAGCGCTCGGCGGGTGTGCCTCCGTCGCGGACCGGGCTCGCGGCGAGGCGGTGACTGTTGGTCGTCACCCGGCGCGTTGCTCAAACTCACCCTGGTAGAACGACTGGTCCAGTCCTTCCAGATAGGCCAGTCCCTCGCTGACCGACGTAATGTTGGGGATGCCGGCCTCGGCCCGCAGCTCGCGCAATTGACGCCCGACGTAGGAGTCGTCCTGCGCGGCCGGGTGCAGCCTGCCGATCAGCTTGGCGGCGTCGGCCAGCAGGGTCCGCGTGGACTCCTCGTTCTCGATGGACAGCCGGTAGGCGTGGACGATGGTCGACTCCAGCGCCGCCAGCAGCGACAAGTCGATCTTGTCGTCGTGCGGGTTGTCGCAGTCCTTCTCGTCGGCCTCGTCGTCGTCCTTGTCCGGCTCCTTGTCGTCGCGCAGGGACAACAGCGTCGTGCCCGCAGGTGCGGTCATGCTCGGCTTGTCGCCCTCGGGCGGCTCGTTGGCGCCACCCGTCTTGGTATAGGGCTGGTCCTGCGGATCAGCGGACAGCAGGTCCTTGGGCGGGTCGTAGACATACCCCGAACCGCTGAAGGAATCGGCGCGCTGGGACGGCAGCGGGACGGTGCTGCCGTCCGGCATGATGGCCACCAGGCTCTCCCGTCCGTTGGCGTCGCGCACCACCTCGATGCGCGGCCCGGCGAGGTTGGCCGGGGTGGGCACGCTGTACTGCGCGGGGACTGTGCCGATGAGCTTGGAGGCGTCCAGGCCGGGAATCCTGGTACCGGTGGGTCCGTCCATAGCCTTCTTGTCCTCACTGATCTCGATACCGAACTTCTTGGCGGCTGCCTTGATCTTGGCCTTGATGGAGGCCAATTGGCTTGAGCTGTAACCCTTTTGGTTCTTGGGCATGTTGATATAACTCCACGCCGCCTTGACGTGAGCCGCGGTGTCGATGGGGTACTTGCCGTTGGCCGGGTCGGCGTAGGGCACGTTGCCGTACGGCTTCTTCGGGTCCTTGGCGCGGCAGGTCGTGCAGTGACCGTCCTCGAAGACGTGCTCTTCCGCGTCGTCCGCATCGCCGTCGTCAGGCTTGCCAGCGGCGGCGCGCAGGTTCTCCAACGCCTTGACCAGCTTGGTCTGGTCGAGGTTGCGGAGCTCCACCAGGTCGGCGTGGGACAGCTCGGCCAGTGCGCCGATGGTCTCGGCGTTGAGGACGGCGTGGGTGGTCGGGTTCATCCCGTAGTTCACCACCGACACGTCACCCTTCTGCAGGCTGACCTCGGTGATCGTCCGGTGGGTGTAGCTGGAATCCCAGACCTGATCCTTGACGCGGAACCCAAAGGACATCTCGTCCATGTCGCCGCGCCGCATCTTCGGGATGAGCGCCTGGACATCGGGGTCCGTCCGGTCCAGCGTCGCCCGTACCCGCAGGCCGTTGCGGTCCCGGTACAACTGAAGCGTCCCACTCTTGGTCCGCGCCAGCGGGCAACCCTCGTGGTTGATGAGCAGTTGCACGTCGGGACTGGTCGCCAAGGTTACGTCGAAGGCGGTCGGTTGGATTTGCTCGATCCACCCACCCCTCTCGATGCCGCCGTAGCAGTCGTAAGGCTCGTAGGTGGCGGCGTACCCCTCAAGAATGAGGCCGTCCCCCACTTCCCTGTGCTCAAACTTGGTGGCGCACGTCCGGTGCTCCATCACGTCGAGGATCTTGGCTCGGTTGGCGCGGTTGGTTGGCGCGGTCATTTCGCTGCTCCTACCTTTGTCCCGTTACGGGGCTTGGGGACATTCTCGCCCCCGTTTGCCGGTTGTGACGGCAATGACGCGGGTGATTTCTCCATCGGTCCCTTGGCTTGCAGGGAGGCGGTCTTGGTCGGGTCCATGCCCAGCGGCCCCATCGTGGTCGGCTGCATGAACTTTTTGCCCAGCCCGCCGGGAATCGGCTCCATGAGTTCCTTGGCCCGTACCTCGTCGGGAGCCAGGAAGCCGGCCTGGATGCCGGTCTTGTAGGCGGTGTACCGCACCTCAAGGTCACCCCGCAGTAGATCGTCGAAGTCGAACTCGATGTACTGACCGCGCGGCAACAGGTCGGAGATGACCGATTCGATGTTGGCGGTCCAGGCGCGGAAGCTATAGGTGACGGCGGCGCGGTTGATCTGCTCCACACCCGTGCCCCAGGCGGTGGTCTCCTTGGTGTCGCCGATCAGGATGGGCGGGACACCGAACATGATGCAGATTTCCGACCGCTGGAACTGCCGGGTCTCCAAAAACTGCGACTCATCCGGCCGGATCGACAGCTGCTCCCATTTGAACCCGCCGGTCAGGATGGCGGGAAGCCGCCTGCCGCCGTGGCTGGCGATCCAGTTCTGCTGCTGGCGCGCGACCGCCTTGTCGTCCAGGTTCTGGTCGGTACACAGCAGGCCGGTCGGGTTGGCCGACTCCTTGAAGTAGCGGTAGCCGTATTCCTCGGCCGCCAGGGACATGCCGATGGCGACAGCGGCCTGACGAACCGGCGACAACCCCCACGGCTCACCCGGCATGGTGAAGCGACGGATGTGAACCATGTCGTAGGCGTCCACCGGCTCACCCATGACGCGGTAGATCGGGTCCATCCAGTACAAGATCTCCGGCCGGCGCTCAAGGAACACGATGTCGGGATGTAGCGGCAGCAACGCGGTGGGATAGCCGTCCGAGCTGCGGCTGGTGACCAGGTGGTAGCTGTTTCCGCGCAGCGCCAGCGACGCGATGACCATCCACTTCCACTCGAACAGGTTGAACCCCGGCCACGGCTGCCTGATGATGGCGGGTTGCGGGTCCAGCTCGACCGGGACGCCGTTGGCGTCCTTGCGGTACGCCTTCCACGGCAGTGAGGCGATGGTGTCGGCCAGCAACCGCACGCAGGCCAGCACCGTCATGCTCGCCATCGCGCGGTGGACGCCCACGAAGTCGTCGATCACGCCGACCTGCGGCGGGGGGACGAATGCGGACGACATCAGCGTGCGCTGCTCAGCGACGTCCTGCCCGCCGCGGCCCGAGAGCACGGCGGGCAGGCGCGCCAGAATGCTCACGACAGCGCCAGACCCAGCAGTATCGTGCAGACGCCGAGGACGATGAAGCCCATCGGGAGGTAGATGATGCCGAATCCGACGGTGAGCAGTGTGATACCCAGTAACTCAAGCAGTGTGGACGAGATCTCCCGCCGACTGGTCTTCGGTTTGGGCGCCTCTTTGACGCCGACCTTCATCTGCTGTGCCTTGGCCCGCTTGCCGCGCGGCTTGGGCTTGGGCTTGGGCTTGCTCTCGACCGGCGGCGGCTCGCGGAAGCCGACGCTGCCCTGTAACCCCCGGTCGCGCAGTCCCTCGGCCAAGTCGTCAGCCGCGCGGTGACCGGCGTCGGTGTAGAGCCGCTGGCCGGGTCCGGTCAGCGGGAAGGGAGTCACGGTCGCGTCGTCCACTGCTGCTCCTGTTCGGCCGCCTGCTGCTCCCATTGTTTGATAGTTTCCTCGTCCGGCCATAGGTGACACACCGGGTCGGGGACATCCGGTGTGTACTGTTCCAGCCACACCGCCTCCGCGCAGGCCACCAGACAGGCGATGTCGACGGGAGAGTTGCGGCGGTCGAATATCCAGGCGTCGCCCGCCGTCCGCGCGATACCGGACGCGGCGGCGCGGTCCAGGATCGGTTGCGGCGGGTGGAAGATCGAGTGGTTGCAGATGCCGTCGTAGAGCAGACCGCACGCCGCCTGGAGCTCGACGCCGGTCGGACAGGGGATCACCGGCAGACCCGCGGCCTCGAAATCACTCAGCATGCCGCTGATCGGTGCTCCGGTCTTCTGGATCGCGATGCCGACGTACAGGTCTCTGCGTTCCTGCAGCCAGGGGATCATCCAGTCCAGGCCGCGCGCCGCCTGCATCACCTGGATGTGCAGGCTCCCGTCGTCGCGCCGTGCGGCGATGCTGATGTAGCTCTTGGTGCGTTCGTAGTTCACGTCCACCCCGACGTAAACAGGCGATGCCTCTGCCCTCCTACTGGTGGGGTCCATTGTTTCCTGCCAGTGCTCGGCAGGGATGATGCCGGGGTCCATGGAGTCCACCCACTGGCACAGGTGCTCCGTCTGGAATCCCGGCATGTCGCGGTACTGCTTGGCCTCCAAAAACGCCTTGAGGTCGTCGAGTGTGAAGTCGTTGAGCATCCCCATCGCGGGGTTTGCCATGTACCAGTACTTCGGGTCGCGCGGGTCACACTCCTGCGGGACCGACCACTCGGCCAGGAAGATCTGTGTCTCGCGCGTCTCCCCGGTCTGGATGCGCCGGATAGCACCGTCGCGCAGTGGACGCAGGACCTCACTGCGCTGGTCCCCGGCGTTGGACGTGCAGATGACCTGGCTGTACGGACGCGCCGTGGTGGTCGGGACGATGGCGTTCCACGCGTCCGACGTGGTGTGCTCCCGCAGCTCGTCCAGCATGGCGATGTCGACCGACAGCGACCGTGCACCCTTGCGGGAGGCGGTGGCCGCGCGCCAGACACGGCGGTTGGTCAGGATCGCCCGGTGCTTGCCGTTGGTGACGCGGTGGTTGATCAGCTCGGTGCACAGGAACTTGTTGTTGCGGATCTCGTCCACCACGTCCTTCAGCGTGGTTTCGGCGTAGTCCAGGTTCTGCGCCGCCAGGACTGCCAGCCGCGCGCCGGGACACTCCGGCGTGACCCGGCCAAACCGGGACAGGAACAACCGCCACAGTCCTAATCCCTTGAGCCACTGCGTCTTTCCGTTCTGACGCGCGACCAAAACGCAGGTAATCTTGAAGCGGAACCCGGCCCGGTTTTCACCCTTCTCCAACGCCGAGATGTACAGCCACTTCTGCCACGGCAGCAACTTCCACTTGCAGACCATTTCCAGGAAGTCGATGCAGTCGTACCCCCAGCTCCACTCCCGTGTCGGCAGGCCGTCCGGTCCGCAGTGCTCCGGCAGCGGCGGGGTGAAGATACGGGGGACGGTCGACCCGATGCGGCAGACTTCCTCCCGCTCTAGCAGGGTGGTCACAGCTGTTGCTCCCTGGGCCGGTGACGCTGCCGGTACGCCGCCAGCTCGTCACCCGGATCGACGACGCCTTCAAGTTCACTCTCCGCTCCCAGTGGCGGCATGAGCTGGCCCCGCGCCTCGTCTTCCAGTCCGTACAGCCGTCCGTACATCTCCATCAGCCGTCGCGCGACCTCGATCCCCTTGGCGTCGCCGGTCAGCGCCTTCGGCCACGCCGCGCGCAGCAGCGCCTCAAGCCGGTCCACATAGATGGCGAGCGCCTGATCACTCAGCAGTTCACGGTGCTCGGCGGCGTCCTGAATCTCCTTCTTGATGATGCGGTGGACCATGCTCTGGTCCAGGCCGATGCTGTGGTGCTCGCCGATCTCGCGCTCGCTGATCCCGGCCAGGAAGAACTTCATGATCAGCGCGTTGCGCGCGTTGCGCTGCTCCTTGGTCAACCGCTTGGGACCGGGATTGTACTTCGGACCCGGCTTTTTTCGGGGCGGCGCCACACTCTCGGTCATGGCGTGATTATGCGCCTATCTCCGGGCAAAACACGCTAACCCGGCTGGAAGCAAGTGCTTGACAGGTGTGCTATAAGTGGCGACACGCTGGCGTCCAGCGTCCCACTAATCTACCTGTGCTCTACTACAATAAGGACATGTGGGACAAGGAGTTGTGGAACATCCCCGGCGTCTACGTCTATTCGGCGCCAACGTATCTCGCTCAAAAGAACGCCAACGGCGACGTTCTGATGAAGGTCGGTCGTGGGCGGTGTTGCCTCAAACGGTTCTTGGATCAGCAACACGCTACTGTCGCGGCCGAGGCACAGGTGCTACAACGCATCTACCGCGCTGTAGACGGAGATGACAAAGCACTGGAGGATAAGTTTCACGGGGTGCTCGATAATGCCTTCCCGCGCGGTGATGGCGGCAGGGAGTGGTGGTGGACAAATAAGCCGTTCCTTGACGCGGCTGGGTGCGGATTCGGCGCCCCGATTGAATACAACGCCGACGTAGGGAACAGAAATGACGGTGGGGATAGGCAGATGCCGCCAATCGTCACCCGCCCAGACCACCAGCTTCTATGCGATATCAGGACCGTGTATGACAACGCCGAGAAGACGGTTATCTTTACCACCGACCTGCTGGATGAGCTACTACGACTAAATCCGCAGTGGCGCGGACTGCAACCCAAGACGCTGGGCCGGATGCTCAGCGCCTTCAACATCTCCCCGCGCACGGTCCGCATAGGCCCGATCAATAAGAAAGGTTACCGCCGCGAGTACTTCTA